AGTGTAAATATACCTGTTGGTAGTCCTTGTGAAAAACCAACTATAACTGCTGGTATTCCCCCTATGTATGGTCCAGCAAATGGTATTACATTTGTAATCCCACAGAAAAGTCCAAATAATAATGGAGCTTTTAAGCCAACAAGAGCAAATCCTATGGATGTTATAATAAATACAAATAATGCATCTAATAAGGCACCTGTCACAAAATTTCTTAATGAAGTATTAATTTCATTAGCTAGTACTTTTGTATCCTTTTGTAATTTTTCTGGTAGCAAAGTTACTATTGTATCAGTTGCATTATCAAAGCTAAGCAAAAGATAAAAACCTATTACTAGACCAATAACTATAGTACCTAACCCTGAGAATATTGATTTTATAGCATTTACTTTACTATCAACTTCATCAATAGCGTCTTTTACACTCTGTCCAGTAGCAAATGTGAGGCTTTCAGCAGATATACCAAGCTTATATTTTCCATCAGTATCAACATAAAATTTGATGTAGTTATTGCCATCACCAAATCCAAGCTGACCATCTTTACCTAAATATATGCCTCGTACTGTACTCGTCGCAGACTCTTTGCCAGTTGAATATATAGCTGTATCTTTAATATGAAATCCGGCGATTGTAGCGTCAAAAGCTACCAAATCTTTAACCGATATCTGGGTAGCCGTTATAGATTTTGCGGTTATAATGCTTCCATTTATACTATTATACGATGTCTGCTCTGCATCTACTCCGTTAGCAGCACTTATATTAAGCTTATAAAATAGACC